GGAACAATGGGTACTGTCACATGTAACGTTTGTGGCAAAACCATCCTAAAGGACGGTAAATTTAAATTCTGTGGACATTGGCGAGGAGAAACATACAAAGACCAGATATGTTACTGGGGTGCCAAAGATATTGAATATCATGAGGTATCTACAGTTAATAATCCTGCTGATGACTTTGCACAAATTATAAAAGTTACTGTTGTAACAGACAGTAATGAGAAAAAGGATAATAAGGAGGAAAACGCAATGGCTGGAACTAATACTGACAAAAACCAGAACGCTGAAAATGTAAAGAAAAGCGTTTGTGATATGATTGACCAGTTATTAGGTAATGCAACAGCGTCAACTACAGATTCGCAAGAACCACAAACTCCAGAAGGTGATGATAAAACACCAGAAGGAACTGTAGATGACAGCAAAACACCAGAAACTGATTCACAGGTGAATGATTCTAATGAGGAATTAGAACAGTTAAAACAGCAATTAGCTGATGCAACTGCTAAAAATGAATCTCTTGAAGCAGAATTAACAGAGACAAAAGATGCTCTTGAAAAAGCAAAAGAGGAATTAACAGCAGCTCAGACAGAGGCTAATGACATGAAAGAAAAATGTCATACACTTGCAGTAGCCAATAAAGAATTAGTAGCTGATAGCATTATCGTTAAAGAGCTCACAGCAGGTTCTTTAACAGAAGAGAATAAGGATTCTCGTAAAGAGGAATTGGTTGCAATGTCTATGAAAGAGTTAAGTGAACTCCAGAAAGATGCAGCAGATTCCAAAGCTCCACGCACACCTGCACAGGTAGCAAGTCCAGTGAAAGTGGACGATAACAAAGATAGTAACGGCTCTGCCGATGCTAATAAACAAAAAACTACTGACAGCAACGCAAAGAAGACCGTAGACGACTTTGCAAATGACATTGTTGGTAAGTTGTTTAAATAATAAAGGAGGAAAAAAAGATGGCTTTATTTAGAGGTTATGAAAACCAACAGGGTTCACGTTCTCATACAGCGTTAGTACGTTCTGGTCATATGTCACCAGCAGAGAAATGGATTCTTGACCCACAGTTCTTAGACAAGAAAATGAGCAGCATCTTTAAAGATGGTGTATTATTCAACTACCAATATGGCGGTCCTGGTATGGATGAAGTAGTTATTCCAAAGGGTCGTGTTGTCGGCGTTGGTGCATCAGTTAAAGATTATGTTTCAAAGAAATTCTTGGCATCTATTACATTACCAGGTCTTGCATTAAATGCAAACACAATCGGTATGGCTCCATACAACTTTACAAAAGATTGGTTCCAAATGGACAGATTTGGTGGTAATCAGCCATCAATCATCACTCTTGACTATGTTCAGTTACCATACATGCCTGGCTTTACAGCTCAGACTACATACGACGTAACTGGCGTATTAAAAGAGGAACAGGAACTTACAGTTGATAACAGAATGCCTTGGGGTGCTGTTATTGGCGAATGTCAGAATGGTGATTACTTAAAAGCTACACCATCAGGACGTTTAACAAAATGGATTCCAGGTACAGACGCTCCTCATGAAATCGTTGGTCAGGTTCTTGCATCAGACCTTAACGCTGAGCCTACAGGCTGGTTGAAATGGATGTTATGGGAAGAACAGTATCTCAAAGATGATGACCAGTTCATCAACCGTTCAGGTGTTTCTAACTTACCTTCTGATGAAGGATATCCATTTGACCCAGGTTACGCTGAAGGCAATACAATCTTCCAGAATTACCAGTCAAGACTTATCAACAATCCTACAGGTATCGTTGGTTTACATGACGGTTCTGGTAACTATGATGGCTTCGGTAAGAATGATACAGAGTACACCAATATGGAAATTGGTACTGTTACATTAGGTATCAGCGATGGTACAATCATGCAGTTCCAGGCTGTTGACTTTGCTGGTGGTAAATTAGCAAATCTTCAGAATGGCGTTGTTGTTAAGATTGACAACGTTGAAGTACCTGCTGATAGAGTAACAATCAATTACCAGAAAGGTCTTATCTCTGTAGCAATGACAGCAGCAGATGCTGGTAAGACAGTAACTGCAACTTACAAGGCACTTCACTATGGAACTCCATCTTGGGCTGATTTCAAGGGTGTTCAGGGTGCTATGTATGTTCTGCTTAAGAAATAATAAACAAGCTGCCTCTTAATTGAGGCAGCGGTATTAAAAATAGGAGGAATATAAAATGGCATTAGTAAACATTTTAGACCAGATGGAGCAGGCAAATGCCTCTCTCCAGAAAGAATTACAAGATAAATTAGAAAAAGGCCAAAGTCTTACAGATGCTGAATTAGACCAGTATCAGCTTACTGATAGCGATGAAAAAGTATTCAAAGCTTTCGGTGATGTTCTTGACGGCAAAAATGTACCAGGCTTTAACTTTAAGGACTTCTTAGCATCTCCTTCAGCTAAAGTTTTGATTCCTAGAGTAATCATCGGTACAATGAGACAGGCAGCAGACCCTGTATATTTAGCATCAAAATTCTATAAGAAAATTCGTCTTAAAAATGGTCAGGCGGTAATGTTCCCATCCATCGGTGTTATGAGAGCTCATGACGTAGCCGAAGGTCAGGAAATTCCAGAAGAAACAGTTGACTGGCAGTTACACAAAAATTCTCTTATCCACGTTGGTAAGAGTGGTGTAAGAATCCAGTACTCTGATGAACTTCAGTCTGATTTAGAATTTGACCTTATCTCTGTATTATTACAGGAAGCTGGTCGTGCAATGGCACGCTTAAAAGAACAGAAAGCTTTTGACGAATGGTTACGTCATGGCTGGACAGTTTTTGATAACAAGTTAAGAGCTCAAATCCCAGAAGCAGGTACAACAGGTCTTGACTTCCAGGGTAATTTAAACGATACAATGAGTATCGACGACTTACTTGATATCATCATTGCTGTTTACAACAATGAATACACACCTACAGACCTTATCATGCATCCACTCGTTTGGACAGTATTTGCACGTAACGGTTTAACAGGTTCTCTTACAGCTCCATTTGACCGTGAGACAAAGAGAGAAATGCCTAATGCTCAGTTCAAGTTAGGACCAGAAAGCATTCAGGGTAGATTACCATTCTCGTTCAATGTTAATCTTTCTCCATTTGCTCCTATCGACAGAGTTGGCAAGACATTCGATATGTTCTGTGTTGACGCAAACAACGTTGGTGTTCAGATTGTTAAAGATGAGTTAAAGACAGAAGAGTTCAGAGACCCATCTCGTGACCTTAACAACGTTAAAGTTATCGAACGTTACGGTTTCGGTACATATAATGAAGGTCGTGCAATCTGCTCAGCTAAGAATATTAGCATGGCTAAGTCTTACGCTACACCAGAAAGAACAATCATCTTAAATCCGTAATATAAGAACAGGGGGAAAAGCAGATGTTCAAATTAGCGTTAAATACTCGTAAATTTAATAACTATGCTTTCTTCTGTCCTGTTTCAAGATTGCATTTAACAGTGAGTAGCCCCGTTGGTTATGCCAACGAGGTTACTCCTGCTATTTTAAAGGCTCTTAAAGCTGAAACAGTCTTGGATGTTGATGGAGTAATCGACATTAAAACAGGTACAGTTAAGGGCAAGCAGGCTAAAACTGCTGAAGAGAAGAAACCTGCTCAGGAAGCAAAAGCCCCAGAACAGAAAAGTTCTGAACCAGAAAAAGTAAGCGATAATAAAGCTGAACAGGAAGCTCCTGTAGAAGAAAAACCAGCAGCTAAAAAAGGCAAAAAAGCCAAAGAAGATGCTGAATAAAAATAGAGGGTGAAGATATGAACAACAACAATGAAACGATTGGTTTAAGAGTGTTGGAAGTATCTCCTAGTAACCAGACTAACAATATAAATGTACATTCAAGTATAGAAATTAAGTTTAGTGCTGATATTAACCCTGCAAGCTTCGTAAAGAATATTGTCGTTCTTGAAGACTACAACAAAATATATAAAAATATCAATAGCTTGAAAGATTATTCGCAATACAGTGTTGTTAAGGGTTCTATATCGTATAACGATAAGGTCCTTACTTATACGCCTAACGAACCATTCCATACAGATACCTGTTATGTGGTAATGTTAAGCGATGGTATCACTGATATTACTGGAAACAAAATGATTAAGAAGCATGTGTCTTGCTTCTATACAGAATCAATTGCAAGCTTCCCAAGATGTGAAATCATTTCACCAAAATACGGAAGTATTGTAAATGCAATTCCTGAATTTGTATGGAAGAACCAATGCTCTGAGTCTTATGTATTCCAGATTTCAAAGAGTAATACTTTCGAGCTTTTGTTGTGTAACGAGATAATTCCTGGCAATAAGATAGAAGACAATATGAAGTACACTCCTAGCTTTAACGCTAAAGAAGGAATGTATCATGTAAGGGTTAAAAGTGAGAATGGTGAATGGAGTAATGTCCATCAAATATTTATAAAAGAAATCACAGATGCAGTGGTTTCGGAACAGGATACACCAGAAATTATACATCTTGAAGAGTTTCTTGATGGATTAGAGGAGCCTATTGAAGTTCTTGAGTTTTTCCCTGCTGATGACAGTATAAATAATAACTTGAAAACGAATATTATTTATATTAAAATAAAAGGGAAAGTTGATGAAAATAGACTTAAATTAGATGATTGCTATGTCTATGGTGAAAGTTTTGATGAAGAACATGAGGAATACGCACATGAAACAGTGGACGGTAAATGGACTGTTGTGTATGATGCTTATTATGACGTAACTTATGTTATATTTACTCCTGTAAATATAGATGAAGTGGAAGAATTAGAATTCCTTGAAACGCTCAGAAGTGGCAATCTGATTCAAGTTACGACTGGAGGTGTAGAAGGTGAAAATTAATAACATGACAACCAAAACGTCACTTGAAATACAAGATACTGATATTTTGGTTATACAGGACGGAGAAGACACAAAACAGGTATCTGTAGGGGATTTCAAAGAGTATTTACTCACTCAAGGCGTTTCAAAAAATACAAAAATGCTCATAAATAACATGTTAGACAATGTTATAAATTCACTGAAATCATCCAAATACATCATATCAGAGCTTATCACTTATAAAATGAACACCGTTGTTAGTGATGCGGAGCCTGGTGATATTTATATTACACTTAAAAGCGAAGCAAATGATAAATGGTTAACAGCTCAGGATATTGTAAATTTACTTGTTCCTAATAGCGATGGCGAACTAACAAAGAGATTTGTAATTAAGGTATTGGTTAATGACTTATATGTAGAGTGTGTAAGTTATGATATACGAGACGCCAACGAAATTAGTGACGTTATTCCAGAAAGCAATATTGGATATATCAAAGCTCATTTCGAAGGCTTAACACAGAATGAAATTTCTGGTATAAGCTATGATGATATTTTAATTACAACAGAAGACACCGAGTATACTGTTGTATTGCCCATTGAAGACATTCATGATTATCAGTTTATTGGGGACCCTGATTTGTTTAATAATAATGTGCCTTATGTTCAAAGTATAGGATAGAGGTGACAGTATGGGATTCCAAGTTGTATATGTAGCTGGCGGAGAACTTGATAAAGTCAAGTACGTTCAGAAAATCAAGAACTTCGCTCAGCTTAGCCAACCTTACAATAAAATGAAAATGATTAATATTCCAGCCATAGCTGGCGTGTATGACTTAGATTATACAAGTCCAGACGAAAAGATGGAATTATTGTCATTAGTTGTTACATGTAGTGGGTACGGAGAAAACGACTATTATAATTTATACGTAAATGACGAATTATGGTTTGATACTTGGTTTCCTACGGAAGTAAAAGAAGGCTTATATGTAGGTACATCTACATATGTGTATGAACTTCCACCTACTTCAAATATTAAGCTTAAATTCGTTAACATTAGTGGCACTGCCAAGAAAGTATGGCTTGGCGTAAGAACGCTAAGAAATCCAGTTAAAGAGGAACGAATAACTGTTGATTTAATAGATACTTTTGCTGTATCAGAACCAACAGGCGAAATAACGAGTGTAGAAATGGACGCCATTTTGGGCTCATAATCATTCATCTTACTGGTATATTATATATTAAGACATTCTAAAAGGAGGTAACAAATATGGCTGCAAATGCTAGTGGAGAATACAGAGTATTCAAATACTATGAAGGCTTATGTTCTTCTGCTGACTTTCCAAAGGAAATAGCAAAAGTATTAGCATTAGGTGTAAAGTCACAACCAGTTAGAGATACGGATGGTAAAATCATTGAAGAACCTTTTATTCTTAAATCAAAGAACTGGGATATCGTATATCCTATACCAGATGTATCATTGGGACTTGACCTTGAAAACTTAACAACAGAAGAATACGAAAGAAAGATTCTCAATCAGGTTAATAAGATTTCAGACACAGTTATCTTAAAAACTACCACAACTCCAAAAGAGTTGGCTGAGGAAGAAATTGACGATTTAACAGTTGATAGCGACCAAAACAAATCATCTTTGACAATGTACTTAGAGATTTACAAACCTACTTACATTGCAAACCCAGAAAGCTATCCTCTTGATTGTGAGAGAAAAGGTATTACACCTAAAGTAATCACAAAAGAGCTTTATGAAGAATCGTTAAGAACTCGTCATGCAACAGAAGAGTATATCTATACATCTTCTATTTGTAGCGTTGATAAGAAAGACGATACAACTATTGGTTCTACCGAAATGACATTTACTGTTTGCGATGCTTACGTAAGCAAACTTAATAACATTTATGGTAGCACATCATTCACTGTTCCATCTACAGATGGTAATTCAACATCTATCGTAGTTAATGCTGCTTACCTTACAAAGATTAAACAGGACGATGCTGATTTATACGATTTAATTCTTAGAACTCTTGATGGTGGAGAAGGTATTGAACCTAAAGAATATTCATTACTAAATTCTCTTACTATTGAGATTACAAAAGAGGGAGACCTCTATACGGTAATCTTCCAGGGTCTTAAGAAGTTAACAACTTACACTATTCCAAGAGGTAGTGAATTTGTTGTACAGCACGTACCAGCAGAAGGGTTGAATCCTTTGTGGGGGTGCCGAGGTTTTCGAGCTTTCCTGTTTTGGGTGAGTAGCGCATCAGGTAT